TCGCGCACGATATTGATCGCGCTCGGCACGAAACTGATACGGCCGACGATGCCATCGTCCAGGGCGGTCATCGGAGGATCGATCGCCTTCTGCCAGGCCTTGAGCGTCAACTCATCGGCTTTATTCAGCGTCTTGATGTCAGGCAGGGCAATGTCGCCAGGTCCGCGTCCGTACTGTTCGCCGGACGTCTTTGACCAGCGCGTGACCATGAACGGGAACTCGTCAAACCCGCCCTCCTCGATCTTTTTTGTGCGGTTATCGTTGATGATCTCGACATAGCAGGACATGAACGGCTTGCGGCCGGAAGTGTATCCAGGCACGCCCTCACGCGGTTCGACCGCATGGAGGATATTTATGTTCTCGTAGGGATTCTTCTCGTGCTTGCGCTGCGAGTCCTCGGACAAGGCCTTGAGGCCCCACTCGCGAGCCGCTGCATCCAGCGTCATGGGAAGGTATGTATAGCAGACGTCGACGCGGCCGCTGGCGTTCTCGGAGATACAGTAGCAGCCGACTGGAATCGACCGGAACTGGAATCCGCCGAACCATCCGCGCTTGAGCGGTGCTTCCTCGAAGAGCATGTTGCCGGTGCCGAATGCGCCGAGGTCTTGGTAGAACTCGAGCACCTCGGTGTTGAAATTCGATGCCTGGAACAGTCCGTAGAGAATGTTCGCGCACCCGTCGAGCCACTCGCGCACGTCTTGAATTTCATTCAGGAACGGATCGGCCATCTTGAGCGAGAACCAGCGCACGACCGGCGACGTCATCGCGGAGGAGATGAACGCAGAGAGATCACGGTTCGCCTTGATCGCCGTAGAGTCAAACAGCTTCTCGGTCTGCTTCGCGCCGTCAGCCCTGCGAACCGTAATGTTCGAGCGCTTCGGCATGATGTAGTCGGCTTGCTCCTGCCAGAGGTTGTCCCAGTTCCGACGAGCCTCTCGCATGGTTTTGTAGCGCTTGTGGATCTGATCTGATTTGGCTGGCATTAGCGACCTAAGTATGATGCGAATCCGCCGAGCGGGGTCGGCATCGAGCCGAGTGCCGGTTGTGACCCGAGTACCGGTTTGGCCGTGGTGGCCAGCCCTTCAACGCCGCGCTGGCTCGTCCTGAGGACGCGAGCGCGCGCTTGCTTAATCGAATCTGGCAGCAGATCTTTTATCGACTCGGCGGTCTTTGGCGCGACCTTTTCAACGATTTCCTGAGCCGGAGTTTTGGGGTCCGGCAGCGGTTCAGGCTCGGGAGGCGCGGGTGGTTTATCTTCGTCCCCCGCATTGACCGCCTGGTGTATTTGTACCGCCGTCGTCGTTGCTGCCGCGGCTGTTATGGCTACCTTGGCTATCAAAGCCCATTCTGCTGGTGTCATGGGCATCTCCACGTGGGCAGGCTGTTGCAACGGCTGCGCCTGGGTATCGATGTGACTGGGTCCATTTTTTTCTCGTGAGTCGGTATATGTATACGTCCCTAATCTGTCCGCACTCTACCGTGAAGCGCGGAAGCTTGGCGACTCGTTCGAACCCGAGCCAGGCCATGAACATGGCCGCATGGCGCAGGTACGTGGCGGCATAGACCGCCTCGACGTCGTAGTTGTCGAACACCATCTGCAGGCCGCGCCGGCAATACTCGAGCGCGGGTCGTCCCCTACATGTCGGCTCGCATTCGAAATGCACAATCAGCCGCAGGCCCGGCACGTATTCGTACACCCCGGCGTGATAGGGCGGCTTACCGTCCGAAGATGCTGTAGTCGGATTCGGCGATGGGGTTGTCGGGGTTGTCGGAGTTGTCACTGAACCGCACCTCGCGCTTGCCGAAGACCGCGTAGTCGTTCTCGGCCGTGAGTTGCCGGCGCGATTGTTCGCCGTCTAGTCGCACGCCGAGGGCGAGATACCGGAAGGAGTCGGCAGGGTTGCTCGACCAGTTATGCTCGGGCGTGTCCTTGAAACAGTAGCGCTCGTCGTCGTACTCCTTATGATAATCTAGCAGCGCGTCGAGGCCGGAGTGCCTCTGATCTTTCCCGTGCGTCCATTTCTTGCGATCGCACTTCTCGTCGTCGAAGTAGCACAGCGGCAGGATCTTGCGGCTCGCGTCGATGCCCTCCTTGACCGGCACCTTCTTCAGGACCGTGTACGGGCCGACTGCGAGATCGCGAAAGGTTTCCTCGCGCGTCAGGCCGGAGGACAGTTCGTGCTGTCGAATGTCGTGCGGGAGAAAGTGGCGAGCGTAGACGTATGGCTTCTCTTTGCAGATTTTTGCATAGTGCGGTAAGCCTTGTCCGCTCGCTAAGTAGAAATCGATGACGTTCACACGCTGCGGCTGGGGAAGCTGTGCGAACCACAGCGCGTTTGCATCGCCGAACCCGAGATCCCAGGAGACGAACACGGGCAGCGCGGGAATCCAGTCGACCTTGCAGACGTGGCCCTCGTTTCTTAGCTTGACAATCTGCTGGCCGTAATAGGAGCCCTGCTGTGAGCCGGAGAAGGAGCAGAAGTATTCCTGCTGAACGAGATCCTCGTCCATGCCGCGATCGACCTCCTCTTGAATGTCGGAGGCCGTCACGACCGGCGAGCCGTCGTCACGCCGCGTGTCGCTCACGGTGAGGAGCTGTGCAAACCATGACGCGCCCTCGCGCATCTTCTTGAGCGCCACTTCGTAAATGTCATGGCCGTGGTTTTTGCCGCGAGGGGTGAACACAAACACCGCCCACCCCAAGTTCTCGGTCAGGATCGGCGAGACCAGGTTCCAGCCGCGAGGGTTCTGAATGGAGAATTCAGAGAACACGCAGCCGACGGGATTCGTGCCGACGATGTTGTCGATCTTGTCGGATCCCACGACCTGAATGATCGATCCGTTCTTCAACGTGATCTGCATCTCGGTTTCGTTTTTGTCGGCGACGATCTCGGCGGGGATGTAGTTAAGGAACTTCACGCCTTCCCGGTCCATGCCGTCCCACAGCACTTTCCGTCCCTGGTTGAATGTCGGAAAAAAGTAATAGTAGGTGCCGACACGCTTCAGGGCCGCGATGACCAGCCATTGGAGCACGGTGAGATCCTTGCCGGCTCTGCGGTGCCAGACCAGGACCGCGCGCTTGATGCCGCGCGCCATGGCCTGCAGGAAGTCGCGCTGGTAAGGCCTTGGCTTATACCGGAACTTAACCTGGAGGGGGATCGCGATATCGCTCATGTAATTACTCGTACGAGGCCGGAAGATTTCACGGTCTATTTTCAATGGTCGTTGAAGCGGGGCCGCTCACTGAAAGTGGCTGGCCGCCCTGGGCTCGTGGGCGATCGCACGTCCTATGGCAAACCTGTGCGAACTAGGGCCTGTTCTGGGGATGTACCGTGCCGTACAGGACCGGGGATAGTTTCAAAAAATTGGTAGCCGACAGAATGGATTCCCACGCGGCGTGCGCGCTGTTGACTTTTATGGGGTGCCGGGGGGTTAAAGGGGGTCTGAATAATCGTCTGCCCCTTCCAAGTCTTCAATAAATACAACGACTTCGGAGGGATCATACGCTCGTCCCAAGGAGGCCGAGAGGAGGCCATGCTCTGTAGCAGGCTGGTAGCAGGCTGGTAGCAGGTGGGTCTATTGTTCAGCAATATCAACGACTTCGCCGCCAATAACTGATTCTTGATTAGTCACCACCTCGACCGGCTTGGCCCAATCGGGCAGCACGATCTCCACTATCAGTTTAGAATTCTGAGACGAAGATTCCTTGGAAGGCAGCGCATCCACGAGGTTTGTCAGGGCGTCAGCAGCCCTTAGCTGGGCCAAGTGGTCGGCATACTCGACGATCTCGGGCTCGCCGTCCCGGTAAACGACCGTGCCGGCCTTCTTCGCCTCGAGCTTTTCGACGTACTTGTCGATGGCCAGCCTGAGCAGCCTGACGCGCTCCGGGTCGTCGATCCCCGCTGACTTGAGCAGCCGATCGCGCAGCTCGGCTCGTGTAATTCCCAGGAACCTTTCTTGGCTTAACTTCTGTGCAGGCACGTGCCGTCCGGTCGACGGCGCGACCTGGCCGGCCGTAGGTTCAATAATCATACAGTCTTTCGGTGTCGTGTGAATTCACGACCTAAACCCGCAATAAAACATGCTAGCAAGTTGCACCAGCGATATGTCTTCTCTTCTCTTCTCTTATTCTTCTCTTATTCTTCTCATTCTCTTCTCTTAACATGTCATGTCATGTCATAACGGGGCCATGGCATGGGAGTGGAAGGCAGTCAACAGCCTTTGACAATTGTCTGGACGTTGGGTTGACAATGCGTGGACGATCGCTCGCACTCACCTTCCTGCACCCATGTCGGGCTCGCGCTCCGCGATTGCACGCCGTCCACAAACCCTTCCGGGCCGAGCTACAGCCGGGTCATAAAAAAATAAATCTTCGTACTTTTCATGACGCACGCCCACGCATCCGTGTCGTGCATCGCGAGGCGCATCATCGTACATGAGATCCTCGAGGGGCGCTGCATGATCGAAACCATGCGGGGGCAGATCAGCCGTCGTCACACAATTGATCGCGCAACGTCGCCACAACCGTCGCGGCGAATCGACGCACGACCTAAAATGCTAGACGGCACGGCAGTGCAGTGAGACTGCAGGCTGCTCGCTGTGTCATGGACGCGAGCCAGCGACAGGGCCAGGCTCCATGAGCGACCCAGGCCTATCCACCCCTCACCGAGGAGTGCGCTGCCGGAATTAAGGGATGTGTGTGTAGTGCTCTTTGCCTGGTCCGCGCAGGATCTTTAGTCGGATGAACTTAACCTCATCGGCGGACAGGAGCCGTCGTCGTCGGCGCTGGCCGTCGAGTCGGTACCGCGGAAGGAAGTGCTTTTTCCAGCGATATAGAATAGAGCGCAGGGCCGGCTCGGTGCAGGGGATGAGATCGGCAACCACGCCGATGTCATACAGCGGCTCGACCGGCAGGGCCAGCTTCGTGTCTACGCCGTACGGCTGCAGGACTGCAATTTTCAGGACGACCGGCGTACCAGGAGGAACCAAGGGCTGGCGAGAATCAAAATCGTCTGACGGCATATAGTCGGCACCTCACAGTTAATTACTCGCGCCACGCGCTGGTTTTTCACGATCTTTTTACGCGCCTAACCCGTTGTTTATCCCGCCCAATCTGGTCTGCCTCGAGCACGCGCTGCAGCCCACGGCCGGCTTCCGCGTACTGCCGCAGGCGATCGATGCCCATGTCAGTGAGCGTCTCCACGAGACGGCTCACGGATTCGATGTGCGGGTGGTCCTCCACGTAATTGACGAGCTTTCGCATGACGTCTGGATTGAAGTACACCGAGACAGGATTATCGCGGCGACGTTCGCCGATGTACCTGCGCTTAACCATGGTGTCACCTCCCGGCGATGGAGCAGCCTGTCCGCCGAGTGCGTATGCTATCATGGAACGTACGGCATTGTAAAGCACGGACCGCGCAACCCCCAAAAAAGACATAGATACACGGCCGCACAATTTTTGTCTTGACAATGGCATGTACAGTACGGTACAGTGCGCTAACTCGACGCGATTAACCTTTTTTAGAAGGGAGGCTGCTATGGCGAAGAAACAACAACGACACGGGCCGCGGGGCTACGTGCGCTGCAGGATCTGCGGCGTGGAGGTGCCGGAGATCTCAAGGGAGACGCCAGAGGAGTACGCCGGATGTCGCAGGCACGGGACGTGGCCTGGTCGGGCGGCAGAAGAGCGAGAAAAAAAGAAGGCTGAGTTTTTCGAGCAGAAGAGAAAAGAGAGGGCGCATGAGCGTGAACTCAAAGAGCGCGTGGCGCGCTAGAAAGGCCGGTGACCATGAGGCAGGCGAATCTCGAGCAGCATATCAAGACGAACTACGATTACCTTGTTAACACGGCCCTGCGCCTGACGCGTGACGTTGATCGTGCGCGCGAGGCCGTGCAGGGCGCGATCGTGGAGTGCATCCAGGACTGCGAGGACTTCGACGAAGACGGGCCGGCAACTGTCAAGACGTGGCTGACCACGGCCGTGAGGTTCAACGCGATCGACCTGTTCCGACGGGACGTGACCAGGAATCGCACGATCTCGACGTTAGATGCCATCTTCGTCGCCGACGACGCGGAGCACGATCATGTCGCGGATCTGGCGCAGCCGGAGCAGCCAAGCGTTCTCGGCCGCGAAGATCGCGAGCTTGCTACCGTTGACCTGAGGCGCGACGTGCAGCGCGCGTTGATGACGCTGCCGGAAGTACAGCGCCGTGTCGTTTCCGCTTTGGCGCTAGAGGAGCGGACGATCCTGCAGGTCGCAGAGGAGTTGCGGGTCGGCCGCGGCGTGGTGTACAGGCTCTGGCTGAAGGCCGCGCAGTCGCTCCGGAAAAACCTGCGCGCATATCAGCCCGGGGTATCGCTCGGACATCGCAGTCAATTCGAGGGACACGTCGCATGCGCGATATACGAGCAGCGCGGTAGCGAGTTCCGGTTCATGTCCGGGCCGTATAGCAGCTATCGGCAGGCCTATGACGACAGGCGCGCGCTGGATAAGGCCTACACGCCGTACTATCTCCACGGGCCGAGCCGGAACTTTCAGATCAGGAAATATCCGCTGCAAGTCCCTGTAAACGCAGGTAAAAATAATTCTTGACATCTCACCGGCTCTTGTAGTAATGTACAGTACATTGACGGTCCAACCAATAAAGGAGGGCGCGAACATGAGACCTACAGCGATTCACAATTGGTACTGCAGAGATTTTGCAGGCGCAGCATGGGACAGCAGGCGGGGGCGGTTCGTGCCGATCAAGAGCGATATCTGCTACTTTGAGAATCCGACGTTCACCGAGAGGAACTACGCGCTGTATTCGCTGTGCCGGCATTGCGGGAAGGTGTACCGCAGGAACCAGCGGCGGAGGGCGTTCAACCATTTGTGGGACAAGCACCTCATCAATGACGCAGCCGACGCAGCTCACAAGAGAGCTATGGAAGCCCGGCCTATCTGGTCAAGCCCGAACTATTACAAGATCGGCGGCGATTGGCGCGGAGCGCGGTTGGTAACTGACAATTCATGAAGGAGAACGTGAACATGACATTGCAAACTTGTGATGCTATCGGTTGTTATGAGGAATGTGCCGTAAACCGTGAGGCCTCACGGCATTATGGATCGTCGCTAATGCCTGCGGTGATCTATCTCAATA